CATAGTTGATGGCTTGCTCTACGTTGTCGTGTTCTCGCAGCAAAATGCCCGCGAGAGACTTTGCCTCCAGCGCCTGCTGTATTGCTTCTCTGTTAGTCATGTGTTCTTCTCCTTTAGCTTGGCTTCGATAGCTTCCGCAAAATCCTCCACGTTCTGATGTGCATAGCAAATGTGAAACTCCACAGCACTGCCACTCTTTGCTTTGTTGCATTTCCAGATTTCATCTGCGGTCAGCCCCACCCATTCACGCTTTGGCGGTACCGTGTACACAGGTTGCGGGCTAAAGACTTTGTCCTGTGGCTTTTTGCGGAAGTACACATGCCCGGTTCCGGTTGTGTGCATCCACGCAACAGGAACTTGCTCTTGCTCCAGTAATTGGCAGCAATGCCCACACCTTGGACACTCAAAGTCTTGATTCATCGATCACCCCCAAACGCGTAAATTGGAAACTTGGACAAATCCGGGTAGCTCATCTCAATGTCCTCCATGACTTTTGGCGAACCATCACGATGCCAGAATTGATTCATGAGCAACAAACCACGCGCTGCCACATCCGGCATCATGTAAAAGTTCCAGCCAATCATGTCGAAATAATCGTCGTGATAGGAACACTCACGTCGCCCGCTGAAACGCGCACGCTTAAACCACAGCATGGCGGCATAGTCATCAGTGAGAATCGCACCGCCCTTGCCTAGCTTTAAGTGCTTGTACGGTCCTGTGAAGGACACGCACATGTGCGAGCCTTTGACATACATACTGGAGGTAAACGAAAGCGCAGCATCCCACACACGCGTCGGTGCAAGCTGATACGCGCCCTTAATCGTTCTTCCTTCAACCGGATAAAAGTCAACCTTCGCGCCGGCATGAATCACTTCGCAAGGCACGCCTGGGTAAGTTCTTGCGGGTAACCTGATCGTTGTTCCCGCCACACGTTCATAGGTCAACGCTAAGAACAAAGCGTTGCAGCAGTTATCTACCGCCACGCAGTACGGCGCGCCGGTGTACTCAGCGACCTTTTCTTCAAACGCTTCCGTTATTTTGTAAACGCCATCTGCCATGTCATCCCCTTGAGAGTCAAAAAATCCCGGCCTAAAAAGACCGGGTTTTGTGAGTCAGTGCTTACTTAAAACTCTTCACCCTTCGCAGGCGCAGCGGCCACAGGCTCCGGCGCAGCAACGGGCGCAGCACCCGCATCATCCGCTGGCCTTGGTGCCCAACCCGTGATGTTCCACTTGGGCTTGCGCGTGTTGCCCTTGCCAACCTTCATGGCCTCGGCGCCCACATACTCAATGATCGGCAACTTGCCAGCGTTCGCATTGCGATCCTTGGCGGCTGCGGTGTAAAGCGCTTCCAAACCCATGTTTGGCCCTGCGCCATTCGATGACCATTCAACCCAACCCATTTCGCGGCTAAAAAAACGCACCACAAATCCGCGCTTGTGCGCATCGCTTGGCTTTTGGCCCTGCCTGCCTAACTCTTGATCGGGTTGCCAATCACGCACACCGGCTTCGAGCAACAACCAACCTGTTTGCACGTTATCAATGTCAAACAACATTTTTTTGAGTTGGATTTCCTGACCCGTCTTGTCGCTCCACATATTCATCGATGGCGAGAAACGAATATACGGAAGTCCTGATCCACCACCTGTAAGTCCTAGCATGTCAAAGTTTCCTATTTCAAAGTGAGGTCAAATTTGGCGCGGGTTTGCGCCCAAGTGTCAAGCCACTTGATTCAGCGGTGACCTTATCCGCGAATTCCTGATAAAGATTTGGGTATTTCTTCTCCAATTGCGCTGGCGTGATGGGCACTGTTTTCACGGCACCTTTGTGCGCACTCAGCAATCCCGCCATCAGCTCATCGCTTTGCCATTTGCGCGTTGCACGCTTCGGTACAAGCGTCCAATCATGCAACTCACGCCCTGCTTGCAGCGCGTTTGTAACGCGCTCTTTGATCGCTTCAATCGTATGCGCTGCATCATCTGCCACATTCATCATGGCGTTCAATTCCTCTTCTGTAGCTTCATCAATTTGCTTTGGCGTTACGCCGGCAAAACTTTCTACCCTGGCAATCTTTGCCGGGCACTTTGACCTGGCCGGGCACCAGCGGCAGTGCTCACCTTCATTGGTTGGCGGGAACGGTGCCAACGTGTCGCGTAGTGCTGGTTCCAGCACATTGGCGGACCAATCAATGAGTTCAGCCTTCGTCATGAACGCCAAACTGATCTGCGGTTCCTGCGTTGGCTGAATGATTGCAAGCGTAATGTTCTTAACGCTTGCCGGTGCCTTTTGCAATGCGCCTAGCGCGTAAATCTTAAGTTGCGGACCTTCAACATCAACCTTAATGCGGCCTGTTTTAAGGTCTCCAACAACCAGATCAGTATCATTAAAGCAAACAATATCGGCAGTGCCGTGCACATCAGCGCCAGCGTAATTAGGAATCCTAAGACGTTCTTCGATGAGGCAAACACTTTCCATGCGCTTTTCCAGTTCGCCCGCAAAGTCCGTATAGACCTCGGCCCAAGACGCCATCTCTTCGCTAATCGCAACACCTTCAAATTCCTTTCCAACAAATGTGTGCGGTGCTGAACCTGTCAGCATCACCGTTTCCGCCAATGCGTGCACCGCTGTTCCAATCTTTGCAGCCTCTCCTGCTTCGCGTGGCGGCACGCCTCGTGAGAGTTTGATCGATGCCGGGCACGCTATCCATCGCTCGGCGGCTGATGGTGACCATTCTGAGTGTGCGTTCATGACTTTTTCCTCTTGTGTTTAAGTTTTAATTTTTTGCGTTTTAGCTTGCGCTCGTCGTGATGCAAGATGCGATGGCAGTTGGAGCAAACCGCAATACACTTTTTGATTTCCTCGAAGACTCTTTTGTATGCGCCTTGCGCCACAAGCTCGTTAATGTTTCGCTTTGGCGGCGTTCGATCAACGTGGTGAAAGTCAATGACCGCTTCGTGCTGTATGCCGCACCGCTCGCAATGAAGTGATGCTTTGTATGCTCGCCACTTTGCACGCAATACGCGCTTTGATGCGATACTTGCCTTGATTGTTTTTTCTCGATTTCGCTCGTAATATTTTCGAGCATAAATCTTTTGCTTGGTTGCTCTAACCTTCGGGTCTTTGTACGGCAAAAGCCTTCCTCCAATACAACGTATTGGGCGAACCCCAAGGATCGTCTGGCTCGAACATCCTGAAGCCTGTGGCGATCAACGCGTTGGCAGACGCCACATTGTCCGTTGTATCTGTAATGGCCTGCGTTAAACCTAAGTCTTTGGCAAACTTCAAACGCTCTCGGATCAACTTTTTTTGCAGCCCCCGGCCACGAAACGCTTCCAGCGTACCGGCCCTGGCTAGGTACGCGGCTTGCGGTGTTTTGCTGGATTGCAGCATGGCGGCAAACCCTGCTAGCCGACCGTCGCAATACGCCATCCACCACCAACCGTTCTTGGGACTTAGGACCGTATCCAAGGGCAAGCACTCTTTCTGAAGAAAGCGTATGGCTTGCTCGGTGGTTTGGGACATTACCGTCACCCGCTTGATCCGAAACATGAAGCATCCTCGTGAACTCCACGATTATGCTATAAGTCTTGTGTCGTTTCAACGAAACGCTCCAGCACCCAAGTGCGCATCCAAAGTGGGCGCATGGTTTGCTTGGCGTGTCGCTCATCAAGCCATGTCGTTGTCCTTGTGATGCCGCCTGGCGCAACCCAGTGATAGGGTTTAATGTAGTGCGGCACATAGGGCATGCCCTCCAACATGTATACGGGCATTGGATACAGTTCTGCTTTGTCATTGGTATTTTTCATAGTCCTTGCCATTTATCTAAGTAGCGCTGCGCTGATTCTTTCCACGCTGGACCCATCAAGCCTTGACTGTGATGGATGGCGGAAATCGATGACACATAAATTGACAAACCTTTCTGTGTAAATTGGCGGCATAAATCCATGTCGTAATGATGGAAGGTGAATTGCTCATCAAACCTTATATCGTTGTCATGAAACGTCTTTGAGTAAGCCGCCATGAACAAACCGTCAATCAATGACACTTCACGGTTTGGCGATGCAAACACATCCCAACTCGTCAAATACTCGCCGTTGCCACGCGCTACGCAACCGGCCCATGATTGGCGATCCGATAACGTGCCTTCCATATCAGTAATGGCCCATGACGTTTGACCTAGTGATGGTTGACAGTTACCCGCCAATCCAACCAGGTGATGATCATCGAGTGAGGCGCCCAAGCGCATGTACCAGTACCAATCAACAATCTCAACGTCATCGTGCACAAACACGAGTAACGCCGGATCATTCTTGGCGGCCTCAATGGCTTCGTTATAGCGTTGGCACAACCCTGCTGTGTTGTTCGTGAACAGTTGCGCCTCAATAAACGACAGATGCGCAAAGCGCTGAATCGTTACGCCTAACGGCGTTCCTGCAAAATCTTTTCTGTTATGGCGAGTGCACGCCACAATCCTTATCGGTATCATTCAATCCCCCATTGTTCTAAATAGTGCGGCCTGTGTGACTTCATCCATGGCAATGACTGCTGAAGATTTGATTGCATGTCAACGCCAATCGTCATTGATCCAACGTGGTGTATGTAGCTACGGCTAATCCAATGACTAAACCCAAGTGCCACAAGATCAGCGCACATCACATCATCGCTAAACCAATTCAGTGGCGGAAACGGTGCTTGCTCATACGCCAGACGCGGCAGCCATGCAAATAAAGGCGATACCACTTTGTTCTTCTTGACCGCGCCCTCGCCCTTCCAACGCATACCAACAAACTGGTCCCTATCGTCTCGCGGTATGCGAATGTTTTGCGAAGGGCGCACATAGTCGGATCGCGCTGCAACGAGTCCCAACTTAGGGCCACACAATTTCTTTAACGCTTCAACATCTTCCATGAGCAATCGCAACGAGTAAGGCGCAAGCACAATGTCATCGTTGGCGATGATCACACCCTCGTCATCCTTAGCCATGAAACGTTCAATCGCCCGGTTGTAGTCATCGCCAAACGTTGGCCCTCTTCCGTTCTCGATGCAAAGGTCAACTTCTGGCGCATAAGCATCAACACTTGCCGCCAAAACGTGTAACGATCCCTTATCAGGCTTGATCGTTGACACGATCATTTTTATGCCCATTCGCCAATCCTCTTTAGGCACTCAAGTGCGCGGCGGCGAACAACAGAATCGTTAAAGCGTCCATAGCTTTCTAAACCTTTGAGCGTTTCAACACAATCCGCCAGATTCTCTAGCGCAATGTTCAAACGCTTTTCAAGTTCGCCAACTTCCACGTTAGCTTTTGGCGTTCGACCCTTTTTCGGTGCTATCGCCTCGAAACCAAACGTATCGTCCGCTTGATGCTCTGAGTGGGCAATCTCTTCCTTGATTACAGTACCCGTTGCAGCAATCGTTATTTTTTGTTCCATTGCGATCCCTTTCAGGTTTGCGAGACAGTGCTCGCCATAAAGCGTTAAGTGAAAAGTTTTTAACAAAAGGCATCTTCATCGCTGCAACAAGTAGCGTGCAATCTGCCCAAGCATCAAGACACCGCCCAAGTAAAGCGAACCAAGCAAAAGCAACTTGGCTTGCCTGTCGCGGATCGCATAGGCCGGTACGCGCTTAAACGTGTAGATACTTTGTATCCACAACTGATCATCCGCCAAATAGTTTGGCTTTGGCGGCTCATAGGCTGATCCAATCTTTGGTCGATCAACGACAACCACGGTTTCACCATCGCGTTGGATCAGCATCACATGATCCTTTGCAAAACGTTGTAAGCATGGCTGCGAACCTGATCAGACACTTGACCGCCAAGGCGTTCAACGTCGGTTAGCTCGCCAATGAACTGCCTAGCGGTGCGCAACTTGCGATCTGAATCGGCTGCGATTTGGCGGGTATACGCCAACAATTCTTTCAAGTTTTCCACTTCCTGTGTTTTCATAGTGACTCCTATTGCATCGAACCATACAAAGCAATCAAGGCAGCGTCCGCCCGTCCGTTGTCCTTGACACGGCTAAACGCTGAACTCATTTCTGGAAACATTTGCATCGCCAGGGCGCGTGCGCCTTCCTTGCCACCTGTTAAGCGCACAGCGCGTTGCCATGTCATTGGCGGCACAAAGTGATAGCGAATCTTGAGGCTTGCGAGTACGCCTTCGACGTTACCGAGCGAGCGTCCAAAGTTGAACATCGACGTTACGCCCTGGCCTGGCATGGCGGACACTTGCTCAATGAAGCATTCGCACTCATGGTCGATCAAGAATGCCGCCAACTCCGTATGGAGTTCGTGCGGCGCGACAAAGCGTTTCACTGACTTGCCAACCTTACGTTCAACCGTTGGCATGTCAAACACGCTCACAAGTTTCTGACCTTGAACGGCTGCAATCGCGCCGCTCAACCCTGGATCAATGCCGAGAATGATTTTCATGGTTTGCAATCATGCACCATGTTTACGAAATGGTTAGACCATTTCAGACAAACGGTCAAAAAAAAGCCGCCATCGGTAGGCGGCAAACACTCTCAGGGGGAGAATGACACAGGAGGAGTCCAGATGGTAGTTTACGCTATTGCAGCAATCCTGCAAGACGTTTCTCTTCGTCAGTCATGGTGTCGGCTGTACCCATGACATCAACTCTTGGCGGCTCATTAAGGAGACCTGAAACTGCCGATGAAACAGGAGCTATTGTTGCGCCGCCCATGACGTTTTGAGGCTGTGTTAACAAAATATTTTGCCCGGAACCACCAAGAAGTCTATTAAGTAGCGATTGCGATGCAGATAATTGCGTAAGCCCTTGACTAACAACAGTTGGCATGACAGCACCAGCGATAGCGCCTGTCGTGCCGCCAATCATTCCTCCAACCGTTGATCCGCCTCCAATAGTCAATGCTGGCGTATTCATTACGCCAGTTCTTGGTTGCGAGTAAGAAGATACAGCCCTTCTTGTTGCGTCAGCAACCGTTGTTAAATCGTTAATTTGAGTTTTTAATGCTGGGTTGGCGTTAAGAATAATATCTGTAACAGGATCGTCAACGCGCAGTCCTTGCAGAAATCTTGCATTAGATACAGGTGCGGCCATTGCTTCGCTTGTAGCCGGAATTAAAGCCCTTTCTGCAAGTTTGCTTCCAGCGGCTTCACGCCCTTTTTGGCTCATCAGTCGAATAGCTAGGTTGGCAGTCTCAGTATCTCCAGAACTAAAAACAGACTCAAAAAGACGCCTTGCCCCTTCATCGTAGTCGGCCTTATTGACCTGACTTGATACAATTTTATTAACTATATTGCTGTCACGATAAGGCGCAACATTGGTCCTAAAGTAATTCATTGCGTCACGATAGCTTTGCGCGGCGGCTTGATTTGTTGTGCTTTGCGCCCAATTGTCAAAGTCTTGTTGAATTGATGCGTATAAGTTTTTTAACGCTCCATGTACCGATGAATATTTTGGGTCTGTTGACGTTTGGCGGACCATCAACCCTATGTCAGACGCCAACCTTCTTGCGTCAGAATAATCATAGATTGGAGCCGTTTGTATAGGCCTTCCATTTGGAGCAAGAATGACACTAGTTTTTGGGCCAGATGCTTCTGCCGCTTGTTTGATTAGACTTTGAGCTTGTTTGCTTACAGGGGCAAGAGTAAAAACATCTGGAAATTGATCAAGCAATGTTTTTGCCGCAGCATTTGTTTGTGCCAGTGCCACTTGTTCGTCTTTTGGTACTGCTTGAAACAATTTACTTGCTGTTGTTTTATTGCTGTTGTATTGAGAGCGCATGTCATCGGCCATAATTCGGTTGGCATCGCCCTGAACAACAAACTTGCTCTTTAAGTTGCCTAACCTTTTTTTGAACGCCTCAGCCGTTCGAGTCATGGCGGCTCTCATGCCACCCATTGGAACCTCAGCCGCATAAGCCTCAGCAGCAGTTAAGCGACTTCCAGGACCAGCTATATCTCCAGCGCGATAAGGGACGCCTTGACGCTCAAGTGCGGCACGCGTTTGTTGCATTTCTACAGGGATATTTTTTCCTGTAGCACCAACTAATTTGCCGCCAACATAACCTCCAACAGCGCCAGACGGAATGCCAACACCAAGGTCAACAAGAACCTTGGCGGCTGGAGATAAGTTTTCATAAGCCGATGTTCCACGAACTGCTTCTGTTGCAACGCCACTTGTAGCGCCGCCAGAAACTAAAGGCGCAGTAATTCTTCCTAGCTGTGAAGCGGCTTGTGACAGTCTAGGGGCAGCAGTTTGAGTGGCGGCACCAAGTGCTTTAAGAGCGGTTGCCCCACTAAGCGCACCGCCAATACCTTCAAGACCGGCGCCCAAAAATCTTTCCCCTGCTCCAGACGGTTTTGCAGTAGATGCTTGTAGACGTTCGGTAAAGGTTGGAATGTTACCGCCAGTTGCTAAGTTGTACGCTCTGACGGCGGCATCAGACAACAAATAAGCCGGCGCTCCAACTCCTTGCGCTAAACGGCCTAAAGCATAAGGTATTGTTCCGCCTTGCTGCATTTGTTGCGCCTGTTGCGTTTGCTGGATTGCTGGCGCTTTTTCTTTTTTGCCGCTATCTTTTTCTGCCAATGGGTCTTCAACAATCTGACCGCTTCGCATTAACTCGTCAAGTGTTGGATTAGCCATTAGTCAATCCTTAATTTCATCAAAAGTGCCGTCTGGGAAAATGCGATATTTTTTGTTATTCAATTGCCTTACTTCGGTAAGCAAAGGCCAAAACGGTTTCATAACCGGGTCTTTTATGACAGACCTTGCTCCGCCGCTTTCCATCCAGGCCATCTCGGCTTGATTTTTAGGCTTTCCTGAAGAATTCCAATTTGATAAAAATTTATAATATTCTTCGTTTAAGTTTCCTTTAGCTATAGAAAATCTAAACAAAAATTCCATAGCCTTGGCATCGTTTAACCCTGTATATGTCTGTAACGCACGAGTGTTGTCGCCCTCTGTTTGCACGCCCTTTTGTGCCAATAGTTTGTTAAAAACAGCGTCTTGAACAAGACTGTTAAGAGTTGAAATGTTTGTTACATTTTTTGCGCCTTCTTTAGATAGCAACCCAGCCGCTTTTGCATAACCAGAAAGCGATTTGATCGTTTCATTCATGTTAATTTTGTCAACGGGAGTCCTATTAAGGATTGATAGCCCGCTTTGCAGGGATGCTCGCTCACCTCTTGCTGCATCAGAGTTTGCTTTGGCGGGCTGCAAAATATCTTTGTAGAAAAACCTTGTAAATTCCTCTGCCGTCGCTTTTGACTCGGTTGTTTGCCCGCCAATGCCTGATGGCGGAGCGCCAAACGTTATTTGAGGTTGAGCCGAAACAGGTCTTGAAGCCTGCATGGTAGGCACTTGTTGCGCTGGCAACTGTTGCGCCTGACCGCTTACTGCTGTAGGTGCTTGCTGTTCGGGTGTTGGTTGTGTAGGGCCAATACCAGGCGGGTTAAAACGCCTGGCAAAATCGGCCGCAGACATTATCATTGACCCGCCAGATGTTGTGGGAAGTGTTACAACCTCGTAAGGTGCTTGAGCTTGCTTTTCAGCGCCTTTTATCGCTCCAGCAATTGATGCCGCTGAAGACAAGTATCCTGGTATGACTTGAGCCGTTCCTTGTGGACCTGGAGCTATCCCTTTATCGTACTCCGCAAAGTATTTGTTTAAGTTTGCCGGGTCATTGATGTCAATAATTTGACCGCGAACGTTTGTTGGGCTTGGGAATCTTCTGCCAACATTAGATGGGTCTCTTGCATCATAAGTCACGCCATTGGGGGCAACTTTGATGTCTGGTGACATTTGGTTGTAGATGCTTGCATAAGTTGCAGCCAATTTTGGGTCAAGTGCTGAAATTTTTGCAATGTCAGAAGGGCCAATAAACGCTCCTTGCGGCGTTTTTACTTTTGGCGCTGCTTGGTCAAGCAAATTTGCGTTTGTTAACGTTGGCCCAAGATTTGGGCGAGTTGTTTCAATAGCGCCGCCACCGGGTAACGGCATTTGAGTGGCGGCTTCAACAGGAGCTTGACTTAGAACCTGTTGAACGGTAGACATTGGCGCCTGTCCTGATGCGGCCCTTTTAACAATATCGGCTATAGCTTGTTTATTAGCCGACTCTTGCATAAGTCTTTGCAACTGTAGGTTGGTAATTATTCGCTGTAACCCTTGCTGTTGCACACCTTGCAAGCCTTCAGCCAGTGTGCCGCCACGAGCAACCGTTGAGCCTAATTGCGCAAGCGTTAGCAAGCGCTGTCTGCGCCGCTCTTCCTCATCCATCGGCATGGCGGGCAAGCCAGGGTACTGCTGCAAGCGATCAAGTCCAGTGCCAAAGCGATCAAAGATGTTTGGCGCGTAACCTTGTGATGCAGCTTCAGGCGAATTGGGCAATTGTTGCCCGCCAAAACTGCCGCTGCCCGTGAAAAAGTCTAGTAGTGACGCCATGCTTATCCCCTTGTCCTGCGATCAAGTTCCTTTACAGCTTCAACTAATAGGCCGGTAATTTGTGGGTAGTTAACCGCCATCATGCCGCTATCATCTTTTGCCACGGCTTGAGGCATAACACGTTGAACGTCTTGCGCCATTACGCCGCCCGTTCGCTCGTCATCGCCCTTGTAGTTGTAGTCATACCCCGTCAATTTGCCAAGTTGCGACAATGGCGAATCCATGCGATCAACGTTTTCTTTCATGCGTTTATCGGACATAAGATAAGCAAGTGACGCCAACGTACTAACGCCCTGACCAAACTGTTGCCCTGGTGATAAACGCTGTGATGCAATTTGTTGATTCTCAGCAGGAAACCCGCTCAAGCCTTGCGATCTGATGTTCAGTTGTTGCAACGGGTAGGCTTGTTGGCGCAAGAAATCTTGATACGCCAAATCGAGCTGCGCTTGCTGTTGCGCCTGTTCTTGTGCGCCAACGCCAAGCAGTTGTTGCGCTTGTTGTTGGCGGATTGCTTGTTGCTGTGCGCCTAGCCCCGCCAGTTGCGCAGCCTGCGCCTGGCGCGTTGCAACGTCTTGTTGTGCAAGTTGCGCCGCTTGACCAAACCCTTGATAAGCCAAATTGCCAGCCGTTTGGCCTGCCGCTTGCAAAGCATTGAGATTGGTCATTGCCTCAACAACGCCCTGGCGCGATCCGCCAAAGGCGCGTGCGCGTGTGGCGGCTGCGGCGTTTTGCAGCTGTTGCTGCGCTCGTTGATTCTCAATATTTTGCAATGCCGTTCCAATGACTTGTTGCTGAAACGGATTGATGTATTGCTGAATGTTGCCGGCAATGCTCGTCGGTTGCAGTGCCAATGCCGTTGCGTAATCAACGGTCTGCGTACCTGGCCCCATAGCCCCGGCAGATGCAAGTTGCTGCAAGCCCAGTTGCGTTGCCGCCGTGGGCGCGGCTATTCTTGCGCCGCCATAAGGCGTGTATTCCTGGGCGGCTAGTTGCTTAGAAAACTCATAGTTTTCTAACGCCGCTTGTTTGAATGCCGGGTCAAGTTCAACACGCGTTGTCTGACCACCGCCGCTTTTACTCATGATTCAACTCCTTGGACATGACAGTCCATTTCTCTTCATAACCTTCGTCCGCCAAAAACGTACGCAGCCAACCACGTCTTCCGGCAAGTGTCACACGATTGCATCCGATTGATTGCGCCCATCTCTCAAGGATTGGACGCATACGCGAGAGTTCTTCTAAGTCCCCGCCAGCAAGAAAATAGTGCATCCCTTTGGCTTGTGGGTAACTCTGAATCTCAGTGATGACAGCGGATTGTTGACCAGGCCAAAACTGCATTTCATTGGCGTCAACGGCTCGCTTTATGTCCTCAATGGTATGTGTTCCGCCAGTGAAAGACAATGCCGCTTCGATAAATGGCCGGCATCGATCCCAATGGCTTAAATTGTGTGCGTTCACTTGTACGCCAATAAGTTTTCGCCAGCCACTAACGGCAGAGTTCCTGATAGCAATCCTTGCACATAAGGCAATGATGCACCTTGGTTTAAGGTGGAAAGGATTGAGCCTGTTACTTGTGGCGATAAATTAGACTTTTGCGCCTCAGTGCGTAAATCGTTGAATGTTGTACCCGTATTGAGCAACCCTTGACCTGTGGCGGCCAACTGTTGCGCCGTTGGCGCACCTTGAGGCATGGCGTAAAAGGATGCGGGCAATGTCACTTGATTGGCGGCAACGTATGGTGCAAGCAATCCAGCCGTTGGTGTACCACCATAAGATGCCGCATAAAAAGCATCCATGTAATTTTGAATCTGCTGACCCGTTGGGCCTTTGATGTTTGTGAGCAACCCTTGCTCTGGTCCGTACCCGTATTGCAACTGCGCCTGCGGAACAACGGCTTTGCCATAAGTTGCCGGCGGTAACGCTTGGTTAGCTTTATAAAAAGCATAATCAGGCGTTGACATGAGGTAAGTTGTCAAGGCATCTGTTGACGTGAACGGCGTTGTGCCTCGCTGATAACCTCTAAAGTTTGCCAACTCTGTGGCATTTGGCACGCGCCCAAACACGCTTTGAAAAACGGCTGATGCTTGCACGTCATTGATCGGTACGCCAGGTGCAGACGTAGGTGCCGGTGTTGGCGCAGGCGTTACCGTTGGTGTTGGTGTAGGTGCAGGCGTTACCGTTGGCGTTGGTGTTGTAGTTGGAGACGGTGTTGGAGCTGGTGTAACTGTAGGTGCCGGTGTACCAGTAGGTGCTGGCGTAACCGTCGGGGTTGGCGTTGGGGATGGTGTAGCTGTAGGTGCCGGCGTCGGTGCTGGCGTTACAAAGTTTGAAAGCAACCCTTTGACATAAGTATCATAGTCAGACGTTGATTTCAGGTAATTGTAAAACGCCGTTTCTGATGACAATGCCGGGTTTTTATCGTCTATTGCTATTTTGAAGTTGGCAATTTCTTTATCATTTGGGCGTCTGTCAAACAAACCCTCAAACACCAAACTTGCTTGCTCTAAAGTAATCATATTTCCACCCGTCAAAAGTCCGCCGCCTGGCGCTGAGGTTGGTGCCGGTGTTGTTGTAGGTGCCGGCGTTGTTGTAGGTACTGGTGTTGAGGTCGGTGCTGGCGTCGGCGTAGGTGCTGGCGTTGTGGTTGGTGCCGGCGTAGGCGCAGGCGTCGCAAACGTTATGTTGCCAAGGATTGCCTGCGCTTCATCGGCGGTTAGGCCAAGCGAATAAACGCCAAAGTTGTATAGATCGGTTGGAGTGTAGCCTTGATTGGCGCGAATTTGTGTTTGGTTAACAATGTCCTGAAACGAAAGTCCGTTGTAAGGTGTTCTTACTGGTTCATAGTATCCATAATCAGGCTCATTAACGTCGGTAAAACCGGGCGATGTATCAAGCAATCCGCCACCTTGCAATGGTGCTGATGTAGGTGCTGGCGTTGGTGTAGGTTCTTGCGTTGAAACAGGTGCTGAAGTTGGTGCTGGCGTTGAAACAGGTGCTGATGTAGGTTCCGGTGCCGGTTGTCCGCCACTAATGTAAGACAGCATATCGTTAAGCGTAATGCCATAGCTTGCCGCCGACTTAACAAAGTTGGGATCATTAGCGAGACCCCATGCAAAGTCTTCTGGCGATCCGTAAACGCTTAAGTCCATGGCTTGCTCACATCGTTGTGGCGCTCAACGCGCCAACATTGGAAACGGTTAAGTAGTAACGCGTCCCATTGGGCGAACGAATGACAAGTTTTTCATCTTGCCCAAGTTCAATATCAACGTTCTTTTTACGATTCAACGCGTCAGCCAATTCGAGCGCACGTCGCAGCGACAACTGGTCAGCCGTATCGTATTCGAGCGTTGGGCGCTGAAGTTTCATCGTTTGCTGCCCGATTGAGCATCAAAGCGCATAATACCAACCCGCCAATCCGTATTGTTGTTACTTGTGACGCGTACCTTAACCTGGCGTCCCTGCAAGCGTATCGATGTTGGATTAGCAAGCGAATACGGCCCATACGTTGTTTCTGTTCCTGTTGGGTACAGGCGCGTTTTGAATGTTGCCGTTACGTCGCCCAACGTTTTATCGTCAGGCACCAATTGACTCGCCACAAGCAAATTATCGCCCATGCCAATTTCATACGGTCCCGATTCGGCATAAGGCGTCTCGCCATCGTAATCCCATCCAATTTCATGCTCGTAAATGTGACCATCTTGCGAACAAAGCATGGGGTATGGAAATACCGTCTGACCTGTGCCAACCGTACGCGTTAACGCACCAATTGACCAATGGTTTTCCCTGTAATTCCAAACAACATACGAGTCAATCTCAATCGCCGCAAGCGATGGGTAAAACCAAATGATTTCGCCAAACTTGGCATTGTGAATTGCAGCAACTTTGGATGACTGAATACGATTCAAATTAGAAAACACATAGTCAGAAACATCGCTTGGCAATGGTTTGGCGTAACCATCAAACAACCAAAATCCGCTTGCTCCCATCCACGCTGCAAACGTATCGGCAGCGGCAATGCTTAGTACGCCAACGGCACCGCAACCCGTTCCAACGCGCTCAAACCCATAGACGTATGGCGGTCCTTGATACTGTGCAAAGTGAGCATCAACGTCGGTAAGGATCAAGACGCCACCGCGCACGCGGCGGGCGCAAATGATGGAGCCAGGCGTTGAAAGCGTAAAGTCACCCGCTTGATTGTTGGCGGCTGCCGTCCAAACTGTATTGTCTTCCTGGTCAGACCATTGCACTTTTCGCGGATCACCGCCAGCGCCAAGGGCAAACAGAAAACGCTCTTCAGAGACAATCAAGCCTTTGCAACTCGTTGGCGCGTTCGTGATAGCAACGGCTTTGGTTGGCGTTGTAAAGTCAAGTTGCCACTCGTACAACTTACCGTCGTAATCCGAGCACGCCACAAGATACTGACCCCAATTGTCCATCGACCATGTCGTGGCGGGCTGAATGGCTAAGGTTGATTTGAATGATCTTGCAGTACCGTAAGCCTCTTGTCCGTAATCTCTTCCGCCATACGATAAGTTAGGCGTGGCATCCGTTCGGCCAGTGCTAAAACTTGTCGGCGTAATGTCTGCGCGATCAGCATCGCCTTGATACGCGTAAAGTTTTGATGCCGTACCGACGGCAAGCCAAATATTGTTTGAGTTGTCCTTCCACGCGTGCATACCGCGAGGAATGCCTGACGTTGCTGAGGATGACCATTGTTGCCATCCGCCCATGGGCCTAAGCGTACCTTCAAACCAACGCACAAGGTTGGCGTCATACCAACGGCCCTTCGATTGATACTCGGTGCCGTTTCGGTAAACGCCTGGAGGAAGTTTGATAGGGACGAGTGGCATGTCAGTTGCTCATGTAAAAGGCCATTTCATCGCGGCGGCGTTTGACCAGGCCCGGCAACTCTTTCCCTGCCGCTTTAGTCCACATCTTAAACGCAACTGCTGCGCCCGTATAGTCGCCACGATTATGGCGCATCCTCAATGTGCTGCGTTGAAGGTTTCCTAGCCCCACATTGAACGAAAAGCTGACGAGTGCATCAAGGCGAGGCTGAGTAAGACCAGCAGGACATAGTCGTGATACGCCAGCCTCAAAGCGTTGTAAGTCCTTTGTAAGTATGTCGTCAATTTCCGCCATCGATAACGTGCGATCCCAACCCGGTGGGATGGGTAAGGCTTTACGCTCTTCAACTTTGACGTTGATGTGCGATGGGTCAATGACATGGCCCACACCCACGGTCCAAAGCAACGCCGGGCAACGATAAGGCCGCGCACGCACACCTTCGTGATGCTTGATCATTTGGAGGGCAAGCGGACTGATCATTTCGCAAAGGCTCGTGACCCAAAGTGAAAGGCCACAATCGCGGCCCAAATCTGCTGCGTATCGTCATCCCACAATTGGTCAAGCATCAAATCGAATGGCACATTCGTTGTCCACGCGTACCAGAATCCGCCAATCTCAACGAATACCAACAGCATGAACATGCCATAAGTCAACACGGGACGCACTAACGCTCTGGCGTTCTTGACCCACTGGCTTGTTCCTTCGCCAATCGCAATGTCATGAGCGTAGAGTGCCTTCATCTCTTCGGCTTGCGTTTGCATTGCCACTTGTTCAGTGTGAATCTCTTCGATGCGTTGCTGCGCAAGCAATCCCATGGCGGCTAACTCACGCTCACGTTCATTTTGCATACGGGCAAGTTCCAGCTCATGCGCCTTGTCCTTGGAATCCTGCCAAAGGTCAAGCAACTTGGGCACGCCCCCGGCTAAGAATGACAAGAGCGTTGATAAAAGCGTCATCATGCTAGGCTGATCCTTGGCACTTTTCGTTCAACTCGTTCACCTTTTCCCATAGTGCTGTGATTTGTTTGTCGTAATTCTTTTCAAGATAATCAAGGCGCACTTTGATCGTTACCGCATAAGCCGCAATGGCAACCACTGCTGCACCTAAGTACCACAGCTTGCCGATTGCGTCGGTGATTGCTTCCATATTGGCGGATAGCTTGCTGAATGCTTATTTCAACTTCAGCGCTAAATTCAAAAGCAAAATGATGATGGTGCCCGCCGTGGTCATAAGGATCATCTCCAATCTTTTGAGTCTGGCGTTGATCTGTGAATAGCGTTCGTCGCACACTGCTTCGTGAACTTCAATGCGTTTTAAGGCTTCGGAGTCGGCTGAAGTCATACATCACCTTTATTGCTCGTCTTTCGGAATTTGCGCCTCAGCCTGCTCCTTGATTTTCACAATCAAAGGCCACACGCCAGTCTTTGCCGGCAGATCGCCAAGCACGTTCAAAATAAATTGGATTTCGTTTTGGTCGAGGTTTAGGTTCATAGCCAAGGCAATGGTGGTTTAGTGATTGGTGGGTTCTTGCTTGTTTCGATTTGTGCCAGCACAGCAGCTTCCGTACCCGCTTTGTCAATACCATTAGCCCATAGCCAACCAAGTACATCTTCTTTGGTCAGTTGGTCGAAGGGGATGAAGTTACTTTCAGGAGCAGGAAGGCTATGCGATGCGTAGACATGCCCGTGATGATCGCCATCGGAGTGTGAGCATTGCCAGTGTACGGTCATAACAACATTGGTTAGCTCACCGTCTTGGGGTTTGCACTCAAGGGTAGAGATGTTCCAGTTCATGGTTGGGTTCCTTCAAGGGCTGCGACACGGGCAGTGAGGGCGGTGATGATGGCTTGTTGCTCTTGGATGGCTTTAATGAGCATGGGAACAAAAACGCTGTATTTGACCTGCTTAGTTGTTGTGCCAAGGCTGTTGCCTTTTTCATCTTTGTCAAAGGACTCATCAATCATTGATGGGAATACGGTTTCCAACTCTTGAGCAACAACGCCTAATTGTTTTGTTGTTTCGCCAATCATGTTGTAGTTACGCACTTTTACCCGCATCAAATCAGCAAGTTTAGGCGTGGCATCAACAATGTTTTCTTTTAATTTGACATCAGAAATGCCGCCATACGAGTTGTTTCTGTTAACTACGTTTCCGTTTGAATAAACAATAAAGCGATTGTTCCCTGTGTCAGAACAATAAATAAATTCATTG